AAACCCACCTTACAGCAGGAATTGACAAAATGACGATCGTTAAAGCTTCTTGCTGGGAGATTGATCTTTCTGAGAAAAACGCGGAGAAAGTTGTGTCTGCAATTGAGGCTGTGGTCAAAAATAAAAAATTGAAAGAGGAAGATGCCTAGCGTATAATCCCAATCTAACTGCCAGTGGTACTGGTCTTTAATCTCAAACAGGAGTAAAAAATATGGCTGCACTTCCTTTATTCACTGGTGTTATCCCCGCAGAAGGTTTAACCGATGGTCTTAATGTCCTTATCAACCAGATCAATGCAAACGTCACTTTGGCGGGTCTACCGCAATCAGTTGCGGCTGTTTCTCTTGGTACAGCGTTCTCTCTGGCTTCTAATACGACATTAGCAAACTTGGTTGGTCTTGCTCTTCCTGTCGTCGCTGGTGCTACTTACCAAATCCACGGGCAACTTCAAGGTACGGCGGCCGCTTCGGGAGGTATCAAAGCCGCGCTTACCGCCGCTTCTGGTCTTACATTGACCTCGGCTAACGTGACGGGTATGAATTACAACGGGACAACCCTGAACACCCAAACCAACGTCACGGCTCTTGCCGCTGACTTCTCGAATAGTGCCGCGGCATACACCAACTTGTATTTTGACGGTTCTTTCGTGGTCAACGCCGCTGGGACATTGCAATTACAGGCTGCTCAGAATACATCCAACGCTACTGCCACAACAGTCGCTCTTGGTTCGTATATGTCCTTAATTCGTATTGCGTAAGGAAAAAGTATGTATGGTTCACCTTCCCCCTCTTTTCTCGATTCTATCAAGAAACGCCTTGAAATCCTCAAAGAAAACAAGGCTCTGGCTGAACAAACTTTGTCCACTCTTGATAGCAATCGGGAACAGCTTATTTCTCGTATCCACGCTCATCAAGGAGCTATCGAGCAAGTTGAGCAAATCCTTAGTATTGATCTGAAAGACTTTAATGGGTAAGCTACTTAATGATCTTTTCACTGAGAAGGACAACACCACGTTCTGTATGGCAAAACTACTGTGGTGCGCGGGTGTTATTTCTCTCATAGCTTTGTCATTCATATCTGTTTGGCACGGCAAAGATTACTCGCCTAGTGATTATGGAACAGGTCTTGGTGTAGCTCTTGGGGGCGGTGGTGTGGGTGTTATACTTAAAGGAAAAAGCGAAGCACCACGAGACGATGGGTTCTCAAGCAAGCAGGGGGACTAATGGATTTTTTAAGCAAAATTGTGGGTTTTTTTAGTTCTATCCCTTGGGTAAAGGTCGGGATTTTCACTGCCGTTATAAGTGGTGTTGTGTATGGTGTCCACGTTATAAAATTATCTGGGGAGCAGGCGCAAGAAATCATTCAGATGAAAAAGGACACTCAACAACAACAAAAACAAGACGAAGCGTCTATCCAAGCCCTTAAAGACCAATACGCTCGTGATACCCAAGCTATGCAAAAGGAAAAAGACGATGCTATCCAAATCACTAAATCAACACAGCAACAAATTGATAAAATTGCCAGTACTCATCCTTCCTCTGATGGTACTGTTCGCCCTGTGCTTGCTGGCACTCTTGACTGGATGCGCGGACACAATCCCAGTGACAACAATCCAAATACAGAAGATAAACCCACCACAGGGGTTACTGACACCAATAGAAATCCCTGACGTGCCAACCTGTAAAAAGGATAGTTGCGTTGCTTCTTTTATCGTAAAGCAGGACGAAGCATTAAAAACCTGCCAATCTAAGATAAACGCTTTAATTTTATGGTCTAAAAATTAAGAAACACTTTCAAGTGTCAAAACTGGTTTCTCGGCTTGCCTTATTTTTGTGAGTATATCTTCTAATATATTGTTTTTTCTTTGTCTAAAACGGTTCTCATCCGCCTTTATCGCAGTGTTCAGAATCGAAACAGATATAGCCTGTTGGGCGGATAAGATACGAACAAAATTAGGGTCATTATCATCAAGACGTACTTGCAAAACTTCTTTCGATTTCGCCAAGGCAAGAGGTATAAGGCTCTCGAGAGTTACATCGTTTACTGGTACAACATCCCTGCCGCGAACCCCATTTTTTGTAATTCCGGTAGCTGTCTCAGCAAGCGTTTCCCAATATCCGTCCTGTACATCGGGCTGTTTGGTATTTCCAGCTTTTTCAGTGTCCTGTATGCCTTGGATTTCGCTGAGGATACGGTCAACCCCGTCCCTGTCGAAACGAGCACGTAATCTCCCGCCGTCACCATGCAAGGCGAATCCACAATCTTCCCATTCTTCTCTTGCGGGGCTGTCCCCATCATCATTTCGCATGGGTGCAAATCCTCTGAAATCTCAAAACCATAAACGGGTATCCCACAAACTTCTTTCCGCGTTATTGTGCTGTACGGGTAGTCTGGGATAGAGCATACCACACCAACAGCTATTTCGTTAAGCTTAAAATTGTGGGCATCCCGCCCTTGGCAAAGGTCTAAGAGCCATTCAGCATGATCCCCCTTGTGAACAGGTTGTTGGATATTAAAGAGAGGCCAGCCGGGTCGCATGGTAAATTCTAATGGCCAAGGAGTCCCCTGTTCGTCGATTATACAATTCACATCCACGTAACCAACGTAATTTTCGCGGTGAAGCGCGTCTTCAACGGGTTTTAAGACCATATCAGCTAACTTCGAGTTTTTTACATAGCGTAAAACAGTTCCTTGCTCCCCTGTCGCACACCCGAGGTCGTCATTCATCAATTTTTTAAATTCCCAATTTTCGCACCACCCATCATTAAAGCCACTGGGACCAAACCAACCGCCAACAGCCATTTCAATACCGGGGACAAATTTCTGAATTATAAACCCTCGATTGAGTTTGTTGTTTTTCTTCCAGCGTTGGAGCATATATATCATATCCGCGGGATTTTTTGATACATAAGATAATGCCTTATCGGCGTCCCCATCTGGTTTAGAGACAAAACGCCCCATGTCTTTTTGGACGTAGGATATAGCTTTGTCATAATCGCTGAAACTCTTGGAAGGGATTACATCGCAACCTGACTGTTTAAGTATTTTTTGCCCGATCTCTCTTTCAAGCTCCCAATCTCTAGTCGTTGGTGTCGGTGCAACAACAGGCCATCCTTGCTTTCTCCATGTATCAGCCAGTTCAATAAGTTTGGTGTTATCAGTGAAAACGATCATATCCGCCCAGCGATACCAATCGTGGGGACTAGCTACATGCTCGATAAGACCCTTACCTACAAAGCTTCGATCATTACTCGGCTTACTTGGCGGTGGAACATACCATTTTACCTTATGCCCATCTGCAATACAACGGAGGGACCAATCTAAAGAAGCTGCAAAAGGGTCAATAACCAAGATTCTCATTACTGATCCCGTTTCAGAGGGTGAATTGTTATTCTCAGTGGTTCGTCCCCGCTCCCCATTATACTAGACCCAAGTTGCGCTCCAACCTCGGGTCCCGCAATCTTCCTAAGTCCCGTCTCTACACCACGCGCTGTATTTTGTACACCTTGTTTGACAGAGCTATTGTATAGACGATCACGATACTGCTTCAACATAATATCAGGGGTACTATCTTCTATAGTACCTTTTAAAGCGCGAAAAGCACTATGAGCTGCCGAACGAACAAGCCCGAACGCATGAAGCGTGGCTACGTCCAATACACCATTAAGGGCTCGCAAAAATAAATTTTGTTTAAGTGCCTCAACAGGGTGTGACGATATTCTTGCCTGTCTGAACGATCTTGCTTGGTCGTCTAGGTCTTTAAGAACCTTATCTATATCTTTTTCGGGAGTATCCACAGATCGTAAGAGTGTCCTCAAAGCTTCCTCATTTTCACTTACTTTGTCGTAATTCATCCCTATATCTTTTACGATATTTTCTACCTTAGACCTAGCTATTTTAGCATATACACCCACACTATCCCCCGAAGCCCTTCGTAAATAGGACAACTGCCCCGACAGCTTTTTTGGCTCGGATGAAAGATTATCTGCGATGGTATTTAATTTTATCGCAGAGGTCTGGTTCGGGCTTTCTATTCCTGATTTTCTAAGGGCTCTCAGGCTATCTTCGTCTAACCCTAATTCTTTTGCTATCCCCTCGTCTCGGTATAAAGAAGCATTTTTCCTAGACTTAGCATAAGCTTGTCCATAAACACGACCAAAATGAGGGTCGTTCTTGCCCGCTCTCTCTAATTCCTTATATAATATCCCACTTTCTTTATTATTTAATAAATCAAAAATTTCTGGGGATACCTTTTCCCCCATCTCGTTTGTAAACTTCCGAGCAGCAATAAGATCACTCGCCCTTGTGAGTGATGGAGGGGTATTTCTCGCCTCTTTGGTTATGGTTTTTTCCAGAGTCCTAGCCTCTATTGTAGATGTACTTGACTTATTAAGCCGATTTAACTTTGTTATCTTACTGGGGTCTGTAACTTTTGTAGTGACTACTCCTCTCGGATCAGTTCTCGTTGTCGTTGTCGTAGCATCAGGCGCTGGGACAACGCTAGATTCCTCTTCAATAGGAACGTATTGTCCAACACCTTTTATATTCTTTGTGGTTGTAACCTCTGGTATATCTTTTTTTATATTTATTGTTTCAGGAGCTTTTTGGAAAGGTTTTCCGAGCTTATTCAAAAGTTGTTTCATAAAAGTAGCATCAATCTTTTCTTGCTCAGAAGCTCCCCGAACCTGTGAAGCCTTATCCAATTCATCAGCTTTATCTTGTAGTGTTTTGAGGTTATCCGCCTCTAGCTCGTGAGGGATTTTTGCTCCTCTAACACCTGCTTCGGCATATAATGCTTCCTCTTGATCTTTGTTCTTGTTGAATACATCATATAGCCCTTTTGCCGTATCTGATAACCCCCCGGGGGTAAAAGCGTCAGGTGGTGTTTTTGTAACATCCCCTACTACGGACGGTGCTCTTTCTGTCCCCGATTTAATCGCCCGCGCTATCTGCTCTGGGTTTCCATTTTTGGGTATATTATACCCGAGGTCTTTAGCGGTTTGACCCGCCTTTGTCAGGGAAGAAGCCTTTGGTATAATAGATGCTTCTTTTCCTATTAAGTTTCCTGCCCCACCACCAGCAACTAAAAACGCAAGATTTCGCGCACCTTCCTCCATCTGGGGGCTTCCTGTTGCGTATTTCCCTTCTAAAACGTCCCCCGGGGTCTTAATAGCTTGTACAGTAGAATTGAATGTATCTTCTAAAATACCCGGAACAGCCAAATGTGTTTTTCCTTCTTTATCCAACCTCAGTGGTAATATAGTGGATCGATAAGACTTATCGAACGGGTCATGATCTACTGGGACGAGTTTAGGAGCTTGAGTCTTGCTTTCAGAAAAAGGATCATGGTCCACTGGCTCAAGTCTTGGCATTACTGCACCACTTGGAGATATTTACCGGGTCGGTCAGGGTCAGGGACATAATAGTTACCGTCAGGTGCTTGCTTCGCGCCCTCTGGTAATTTTTCAGGTGGAGCATTACCTTGAACGTTTATACCAGTTGAAGAGTCAGGCATATTTTTTTGAGACCCTGTTGGAACATTCTCTGCTGCCGCTTCTTTGTTAATTCGGATGTCATATTTTAAACCGTCCATAGCCGCTTTGAATGCTGAAAGATTTTTAGATGTCCCCAAAAGATCACGAGCATGATTTAAATTAGCAACAGCTACACTTCCCGTTCCACCCATTGCACGAGCATATTCACGAGCTATACCTTCTAAAATAGGTTTTAGCTCTGCTAAATTAGGGTCATTTGTTTGTGTGTTCAAGAAATTCTGTACAGATCCTAATGCCAAGATTGAGCTCCTTGGAAGCTTTGAGTATAATTCTTCGGCTTTAGGTAGTAGCTTTTCAATAGCCGTATCCGCAATAGATGTAGCCTCTGAAACTTTACCACCTAAGTTTGCTCGTGCTCTATCGGCTACATAACCAAGACCCGCTTTTTTATTTGCTAAATCAAGACCTCCTTGAAGCCTATCGTTTCTTTGTTTCCCTAAATCCAATTGTTTCATTCTCGTTTGTGTTTCTAATTGCTGGTACGGAGTCAACCCTACGTTCTTGTTTTGGTACAAAGGCATTATTTTTTGGATAACATTACTCAACGCCGCGCCACTTATATTAGGGTTAGCTTGTTGTATTGCAGAAATAAAAGCCCCCGGAGTAGGGTACTGTTGTATAATTTGTTGGGGGTTTATACCTTGTTGTCCTTGCGGAATCTGAGTTTGTTGGGTTGATGGTATCTGTTCGGAACCAGGTAATCCTTGGGGCATATCTTGCCCTTGGGGTGTATTAAAAAACGGATTACCTGGTATTTGTGATGGTGATGGAGGAAAAGGGGCAGGACTACCTCCCCCAACAGGTTGGCGGAGCTGTGACATAGATATTTGGGGATCTTGTGTCACAGGCATAATTTGGGGCATGGGTTGGATTCCATTACCCCCTTGGCTCTGTGACGAAGAATCCTGTCCCGGAAAAGGTGCTGTGGCTGGTGTGTTTTGTTGGGATAAAGCTTGAAGAGCCATAGCCGTCTGCGGGTTTGCTAAAGCCTTATCAGCTCCTATCTTTCCTTGTAGATTATACTGGTTTAACAAAGCGTCAATACGCGCATTTTGCGTATCAGCAATACCTCTGCGAATTTGGTTCACGGTGTCAGGGCTATTATAACCAAAGGTGTCCATTTCCTGTCCTTAAAAAGCAAACATGGCTGCTGTACCCGCTAAATTACCAATATCGCTCCACATTTGTTGGTTTTGATTGTTTTGGTTCGAAGTGTAAGCGTTATTATTGCGCCAATACTGTTGATTGAAGTCCCCTTGACTATTAGACTGATCCGCCCCCAGACCTAAGTATTTCATAATATCACCTAGAGCTGCTTGATTTGTAGAGTTGACGCCAGAATTATACTGTTGTAACCCAGAGCCTAAGTTTGCCACACCTGAGTTATATGTGGCTAAAGGAACCGCCCCGCCCTGAGTTACTGATCCTGCACCCGCCGCACCTAATTGACCCGCTTGACCAAACCCAGAACCCGCTGTTCCGATCGCTTGTGATTGAAGCCCTTGAAGATTGTTTTGCCATCCTAAATTAAAGTTTTGGTCGGATTGATTAGCTAGATTAGCTCCCGCACCAGATGTCGTAAGCCCTCGCGCAGCTAAAGAAGCGTTTGTGGCGTCTGTGTTTTGTTGGTGTTCGAGATTATAAAGACCACTCTGAGGATTCATTGCCGTGTTCAGCAATGCCGAAGATGCTCCGCTAAGATTATTTGCATTCGATAAAGCCTGATTACCAATGTTTGTGTATGATACCCCTGCGGTATTTGCGGCGTTCTGCGCCCCTGTTTGGAAGGGGTTATTGGTTAAAGAAGAAAGATATTGTTGCCATGCTGGAACTGCTTGATTTCCTGCGTTAAGGTTTTGGTTAACTGCTGTGTTAAAATTTGTGTCCTGCCCTGAGACATTGGATGGTTGCCACGCGTTATATTGTGTGGGGGCAGTGTAACTCGAAGAAGTACCCCCGCTAATCAAATCAGTTATAGAAGACATGAGTACGTTTCCTCTTCTAGCTCGAGACCTTTTCGGATAAGGAGAGGAGATAAATCCCCCTTTCTCTTTTGGACAATATAAAGCTTCTTTGCACCTAAGTCACGAGAAAAAGCCTTAATCGCGTCAATGAATCTCCATCCTTCTGTCCCCTTTCTATATTCTGGGGAGAGATACATAATATCCGAAGCCGCTTTAACAATGCTCTTATTTTGGCTTGTTGTGTCCACATAAACGAAGAAGTACCCTACAAGCTTTTTTTCTGCCCGCGCCGTTAGAATAAAAAGCTTATTTAAAGCTTCGGCTTTAAGATATCTAAGCCAATCCACTTCAAGGGGTACGTCTTCCTTATCACTTTCTAATTCAACCCAATGGGCGTAGAAAAGCTCAGGGAGCTCTCCCATTATATCTTCGAACCGCTCTTTTTTGTACGTTATAGCCATATCAATGTGGCAAAGGCGAGAGCCCAACCAATACCGATGAAAAACTCACCCCACGTAGAAGAATTGGGAGTATTTGTCCAAATTGTGAAGGGTGTGCGATACCCAATCCAATAGCTGAGAGGTTGCCATATCGTCGTCAGCACCGTCGCAGATAAAACACCGACGATGGAATAGCCCAAAAAAAGGGTGGGGGCAAAAACAATAAGACCTCGTATAAGCCCAACCGAACCCATACCTAAGAAATCCTGCGTAGAAAACCCCAGCTTGTCTTTAAAAGAAGACATCCATATTGCAGGCCACCATTTAGGGATAGTCACAGAACCAAAAACGGTAATACGAGGCATAGCATCCCAAGTTTGTGTCCTATTACCCATATTCTGCGCGAAAGCGTGTGGTATATAAATTTCTAACAAAGAACCTATTGTAAGCCAAATGAGAGCATGAAAACGAAGATCTGGGAAAGAAAGAAAAGCCGCCCCGATACCAAAAGTAATGGCTAATAATACCCGTTCAAGAGTATTACCTATAGCCTCGGGATTTCCATTTCGCTCATAATGGTAAGCAAAAACAAACAAAGCAATTATAAATGGTAAAACAATCATTGGTCTTCTCCTGTTCGTAACATATATTCTAATCTTTCCGCACGATCTCCTACTTCACTATCCCATATCGAGTGATGAAGCTCATCGGATGCAGAAATGTAATCTCCTACTTGAGAGAAAGCAATCATTCGAGAAAAAGTCATTAACTTCTTTACACCCATATTAAAGCAGAGATCATAAAAAACCCTTTGGCGCACTTCGTCTAGCTTAAAAACCCACGGAATATACATTTGGATAGCCTCCTCTACATCTGTTATATCATTTTTGAACATAAAATCTATTTCACTGTCGCGTAACCCATTATCCACTAAGTTTCGCCCTATACCTATTGTCGAAATACCCTTGCTGTCTGTATAGACTTTATTCTTTCTTCCTTCTTCTTTAGTAAGCTGGGCTTCCAGTTTTGATAGGTCTATCATTTAAATCCTCAATGAAGAATACGACCCAGATGGCCGAGAATCCAACCTCCGCCAATTAAAAGACCGCCCGCTATCCACTG